GAAAGCCTTGCACTTCTAGGGTAAGGATTGGCAGGGCAGTTTAAAGGGACCAAAAGTAAACCATACGAATTAGGATAGGGAAATTAAGGGGACGGAGATGACTGAGCAATATATTAAAAGCAAACTAAGGACAGCGGAAGCATCGGCTCGTGATTTTCTGGCCTGGACTTCTATTCGGGCTGAAGAGCGCCTGGCGGGGAGTCCGCATCTGCGCCTGGAAGAGAAAGATAATATTACGCATCTTGAAGAATTTTTAAGCCACCGATAAGCATGCCAAAAAAATTCACGCAGTGTGCTAAATCAGGCGGGAGAGTTCGTACCCTTACCAAAGGCTCCCAGCGGGGGCGGAAGATTTGCTTTAAGGGCGGCAAGGCTACTCTGGGCCATAAGAAGAGGAAATAATGTCTCTGCATAAAGCAATCCAGAATGTCTTACATGATGACAACCCTTTTAGTAAGGATCAGGAGCGAATTACAGCTATTCTTGATTCTACAGGGGCGTCGGTTGAGGATGCCTGCGGAACCTTAGCGGGCCTAATGGCTTCTTCAGATATGGATCAGGTGCGACTTAATGCGGCAAAGCAGGTATTAGAGCTACACGGGGTAAATAAAGAAGAAGCTCAGGTTGTAGATAACAGAATTCAGATTATAATTAACGGGAAGGTTCCTGAAAGACCTCTCGCAATTTTTAATCCTCGGCGGGAAATAGGGAACGGATGACACGCCGTTTTCAGATAATGCAGTTTGCCCTAAAGATTTATAAGGAGAAAGCGGATGGCGGAAGTAGAATCTGTAGGAAGCAAAGAAGTTAAGCTGAAACGAAAAGATGTTCCAACGGAATTTGGGCATTTATTCACTGCAAAATTTAAGGAGTCTGGCGCTACCAGTTATGAAATAATTTTCAAAGCTAAAGATTTAGAAGTAGCAAGGAAATTGACTAGGCGTTATGCAGGAGCCAAAAAGTTGACTTTTATTAATGTTAAGCCCTTTCTGGTGGATTTGGAAGCAGAGATTGAAGCTGAGGAGAGGTAATGACTAGGCGCGGGATCTTTTTAACCCTAGCGGGAATCATAGCGGGGCTATTCGGGCCAGCGCGGTCTTGGGGTTGGCAGAGTCCCGAGGTAGCCTTAACACCCGGTCCCTATAAAACTATTAATTCTGCAATTAATATAGATAAACTATTAATTCTTGCCGTAGCTAAACATGACTGGTCAGGTTTAAAATAAAGAATGCCCGTTAAAGTACCAGTCTCTTTCATAAATAATTTTCAGAAGGATTTCTTCCATTCTGAATACCGGAACCAATGCGCTTCGGGTGGTTTTGGTAATGGCAAGACTCACGTTTGCTGCCAAAAGACAATAGCCTTTGCCTCCTATTTTTCTAACTATAGAGTAGCGATACTCCGCCGGTCTAGTACGGATTTAGCCAAGACTACCCGAGTAACATTCTACAAAATTTGTCCTCCTGACCTATACGATGAATCGCGGGGGGGGCTTCCGCTCTGATGCGCGGGGGACGTTAAGGTTTACAAATGGTAGCGAATTTCTCTTCCTTCATCTGGATGACTATGACGACAATGTAGTGCGCGGGCTTGAAATTAATATGGCCTTCATAGATCAAGCAGAAGAAGTTGGGGAATCTGTCTATGACCAATTGGATGCTCGTATTGGCCGATGGGATAAGGCTCTTCTCCCGGACATTGCTAACCCAGAAGAATACCCACGGAATCCAAATACCAATGAAATAGAAATCCCTTCCTACATGCTTATTGCTTGCAATCCAGATTCTTTTGAGCATTGGATTTACAGGAAGTATCATCCTGATTCGGATGCTCACAGTGAGCAACGGGTTAATATGCGGGGGAAGAAGTATTCCTTCTCTGATACGCATAAGATGTACCAAGCAACTACCATTGATAATCCAGCTCTTAAAGAGGAATTAATAGACACCTTACTCAGTCGTGATAAAGCCTTTGTAAGAAGGTTTGTAATGGGCGTTTGGGGTATTACTGAGGGAATGGTCCATACGCTTGACGATTTTTCAGTTTTAAGTACTATTCCCCCAGGGCTTTATCAGGAATTCATTGAAAAAGGTGAACTTGTAAGGGTACTGGACTACGGGGCGTCCTCGCCTACATCGGTTCTATGGTTCTCGGCTTATAAGGATTGGTACTTGTGCTATAGGGAGTATTATAAAGAAGGAACACTAATCTCAGAGCATAGGATTAATATTGAAGAGCTAGGAATTGACAGGGGTAATAATGTTTATGAAAAATATAAATATTCATTAGCTGATCCTAGTATCTTCTCCAAGAATATGCAAAAATATAACCGCTTTTGGTCTGTGGAAGAAGAATTTAAAGATACCAGCATGGAAGCTCCTCCAATTCATTGGATTAAAGCCAATAACGATGAGTATATGACTCGAAATCGTATTGATGAGCTTCTTAGAGTTAATCCTAAGATTAAGCATCCAGTAACAGGAAAGGAAGGGAGTCCACGGCTATTCTTTATTAAGAAGTCCCCTGCCTATCCTAATGGATGTTCTAAGATTATACAGCAGATTCAATCCCAGCGAAGGAAACAGGTTGGCGAGACTAATGGTGAACCGCAATTTTCCGATGAGCGGCAGCGAGGCGTTGAAGATCATGCTTATGATTGTTTACGTTACTATGCGGGCTCGCGGCCTATTTACAAGGAATTAGTTAAGAGGAGAATAGTTCCTGGCTCCTTTCTGGATGTCCTTGGAGAACACAAGCGGAAGAAATACCGAGTTAGTAATAGAATTCTTAGTGGGCGGGAATATTCCGAGTGGTATGATAACATTCGACAGACGATAAATTAATTACGTAGAGGCGGTTATGAGATTTAGACAGAAATATATTGATATAAAAGCAATGGAATGGTTTAAAGATAAGGACTCTTCTAAAAATGTAGAGAGTGAATATGAAGAAATTGTTAGAAAATCCCCTGAAACGGTAGGATAATAATGCCAAATACGCCATTAATTTCTCAGGGAAAAACGTTTGCCACGGTTAAGGACGATGCGGGTGAGATTTGGGGTAAACGCATTTCCCAGGGAAAGGAATACAAGAAAGTATGGGGGCATAAATATCAGACTGATCTTCTAGAGGAATTCTACTACGGCCATCAGTCGGAATTTGAAACACACATTGCAAATGATGCTTTTCATTTTCCCTATATATCTAATAGATTTTTTGTGTCTATAGATGTAAAGATGCCTTCCCTCCTTTTCCAAAACCCAACCTTTAATGTCCTGTCTCGTCCTTCACGATCTCAATACTTTCAAGAAGACACGGCAGAACGGACGCAGCTTAACGAGGATACTCTTAATTATTTCTTCAAGGCAAATGTTAATAGCTGGGGCGCGGAACTTGATCTTTCTATTCTAGATTCTTTCTTTCGGTTTGGAGTAATTGAAGTTGGGATGACATCCGATTGGATTGATAATCCTGATGCTGGGAAGCCTTTGGTAGAGAGTGACATATCTTTAGATGGGGAGGATGAAAAAATAGTTAAACATCCTTCAAGGATTCCTGTTGAAGAGCAGATGTTCATTAAGCGGATTCCGTCTAACAGATTTATTGTTTCTACTCTAGACTCTCAACAGTTAGACCGCTGTGCGTGGTTTGCGTATTGGGAATACTTTAGAGTTTCTGATCTTGTTTCAAATAAGAATTACGATACTTCTGAAGTTAATATTGCCAATGCTCGCAGTGGAGACAATGTTTCGGGATCTAAATTTACTGATAACGAAGCCCTTTCGGATGAACTTAATGAGCAACTAAAGCAGGGTGATCTTGTAAGGCTTTGGAAGATTTATGACTTAAGGGCTAAGAAGATTCTGTACTTTGTAGATGAACAGAATGAGATTATTAGGGAAAAATCTTTCAAGCGAATTCCAGTCTTCATTCTTAAGTTTAGGGAACGTCTACACGGATTTTATCCTCTACCTTTGGCGTTTAACTGGATATCTCCACAGCTTGAACTAAATGAAACTCGGGAAGCTGCGCGGATGCATCGAAGGCGTTTTGTAAGGAAATTCTTAGCCTCTGAAGATGCCTTTGAACAGGAAGAGATAGAAAAGCTGCAATTCGGAGGGGATGGAGTTATTGTACAGGTAAAAAGTGGGGTTCCACTAAGGGATGCTATAGCTCCTGTTCCTAATGCCGATCTTGGTTCACAGCATTTGGAAGGATCAGCAACGTCTATTAATGATTTTGACAATATTGCAGGGGTAACTGCGGAGCAGAGGGGAGAAGTTAGATCAAGTACAGCAACTCAAGCTAATATTCTTGACAAGCGTGCTTCAATTAGGGAATCTAAAGATCGTATAACAGTAGCTAATTTCCTCTGTGCTATTGGAAAAGAAGTATTACTGCAAGCTAGAGAACGGCTTACTCTTAAATTCTGGATTAAACTTTCTGGAGCTAAAGAGGACGATTTTTCTTTAATTGAAGAAGTTACGGAGAAATGGCAAGAAATTACCTCTGCCGATTTAGGGGATGATGATTTTGACCTAGATATTCTAGTTTCTTCAATGTCACCAATTATTAATGACGAAGAGAAGAGGAAACTTATTGAATTTGTTTCTTTGTTAACACAATTTCCTATGATTGCATCTAGTCCTGCCTTGGTTAGTGTTACGGCAGAGATGGTTGGTTTCAGGAATAGGGAAGCAATACGGATATTGCAGAAACAAGCACAGGCATTACAAGCAGTTCAATTTGGACAACTTGAAGGGGCAATTAAGGAAACGCAAGCGCAAGGGCAGCAACAAGCACAGGGACAAAGCCAGATAGCACAGGGAATAGTAGCACAGCAGACTCCACCAGATCAGGAAGAGATTAGGAATCAGATAGGGAATCAGTTAACTCAGGTTCAGTGATGAAATTAATTGTTATAGAAATGAACCTTTTAGTCAATAATTTAATAAGCTCTTTAGAATGGCTAATAGTGTATTTACAGGACACTAAAAAGTTATTTTTTTCTTGGCTAATTGCTTGGGCTTTTATTTCGGCTGTTTTTCTAATTGCTCAGACGGCTACGCCTGAATTTAATAAGCAGGCGATTAAGGATCAAAATTTTAGGATTGTAAGGTTAGAAGAAAAGGTCGATATTATTTCAGAAGCAGTTGTAGCTATAAAATTCATGGATGAAAAAATAGATAACGTTGCAGGAACTCAGAATTTTATAATTCTTAGTGTTTTAGGGGCTTTATCTTTAAATCTTTTCAACACTTTCAAGAGGAAGACGTGAAACCTCAAGCTAGTAAATGGGACTTTTTAATAACCTTAACCTGTGTTATTGGGTCTTATTTGGGTAATGCGGTAATGGCCAACAACTTAGATATTTCTGAGCTATTAGATACAGGGGCGGGAGCGGCATTTGCAATAACAGGAGTATCTATTCTTTCTTATTTAAAGCAGAGGTTTGGAAATGAGATTTAAGCCTGGCATTTTCTTTAATCTTAAAGGGCTGGACGGAGAGGTTATTGTTCCCCAGCCTATTATTTGGAAAGCGATGGGTCTCAGTGACTTTATATGCGTAGGGTATGGTTACGATTTATGTGTAACCAGTTTAGTTCGGAAGAAAACTAAAAAATTCAGCCTTCATTCAACAGGGCTAGCTTTTGATATACGGACTAGAAAGATGGGTGCGGATGCTTGGGATATTGCAAAAGAATTAAGGGAGCACTTAGAAAAAGGATTCCAAGTTATCTATGGGGATTCAAAGCACAGGGATCATATCCATGTAGAGTATGATCCTAAAGGAGCCTAACATGGCAGAATCAATAAAAGCGGCAGTAACTGAAGCAGCGGAATCTTTAGTCAGTCAGGATAGTGTAGAGGAAGAAAAAAGTGTGGAAGAACAGGTAGGAACGGCCCTTGAAGAAAAAAACGAAGCACAAAAAGTCACAGAAGAAGACAAGGAAGTTTCACAGTCGGATGAAGAGAGGAAGGCCGGTGAGGAAGAAAGCGGAAAATCGACAGAAACTGATGAACGAACAGTTTCAGGACATAAACTATATGACGCTCTTACAGGACCAAATGGACAGGCTTCCTTGGAAGAATTAGCTGCACAATTTGGCAGGAAATTAGCCCCGGTGGGGTCAGCGCAGGCAGAAGAAGCTGTAGACAATAAAGCGGATCAGATAACTGAAACCTTTAATAAACATCTAGGAGAAGGGTATGAGTTTCTGTCAGAAAGAATGGGTGCGGCAATTAAAGAGGTATTACATAATGAGGTTAGTCCTCTCTTCGCCCAGCAGAAACAGGCATCCGATACAAAAATAATGCAGACTTCCTTAGAGAGTAGAATGCAAAAGGATAATATTTCAGGAAAAAATAAAGACAAGATTATTGCAAAAGCTAATACACTCTTGAAAAGAATGCCACCTAACTATAAAAATCAAAATGAATTAATAGATTATGTGGGAGATATCTATGTGTTAGCCTCCCGAAGTATTAAGAAATCCCAAGATGCGGCCCGGAATGCTACTCGGATAACTAAAAATCTTCATGATGAGGATGCCCCGTCAGTTGACGCTACGACTCCTAGAGTTCGTAAGCGTATTTCTAACCCTAAAACGTCTAATATGGCCGGAATTAGAGAGGCTGTAGAAGCAGCCGCGAAAGGTGTTCGGCTTGAAGATTAGTAAGACTTTGGTGCAGCCTAATGGCAACTTTAACCCTTGGGGCAGCAGGACAGCCCTCAGCTAAAACTATTAATTTAGACGCACTGTTTTCACTTTCAGTTGAGAATAGTCGCAAACAGCTCTTTGATAATATTTCAACATCCAATGCTTTCTGGAAGCGCATCATTGATAATGGCGCATACGAAAGTGCTGATGGGGGGACTCATATTGAAGAGCCTTTGATGTACGCACTAGGTAATGCTCACTGGTTTGATGGCTTTGATGTTCTTAAAACTGATACCATCAATGGAATTACAAAAGCCCTGTACGAATGGAGACAAGCAGCAGTATCAGTTGTAATCTCAGGTAAAGAGCTAAAGCAAAATAAACATAAAATTGTAGATCTATTTACATCTAAAATTCAGCAGGCTTCCCTTGGAATTCAAGAGCTTATTCCGAAAGCTATCTTCCAGGGAAATAAACCAAATGGAGGAACGATCGTTGATGCTGTAGTTGATGGTGATCTAGGGGCGACAGGAATTAATACTCTGGCTTCTATGGTTCATTATAGCCCTTCGTCAGCTTTAACAGTTGGTAATATTGCCCAAGGAGATTCAGCTAATTCCTGGTGGCGTAATCAGACTCAGGATTTTTCAGGTTCCAGTTTTGATACTGGGACAGAGGTATTGGCAGGGTTAACTCAACTCTATCAACGCTGTACTCGTGGTCCTGGTGGTTCTCCTGATTTTGCAATTACTGACGAGGAAACTTACTCTATTCTAGAGGGTATTCTTTATAATAGAACACGGCATCCAATTAGTACTAATCAGGAATTTCCATTTAACAACATTGTATGGAAAGGCATGACCATTGTTACTGATGAGTTTATGCATGATGCTGCAAATGGAAATACCAATACTACTACTGCTGGGACTTTGTATATGCTCAATACTCAGTTTTGGAAGATCCGTTATGAAAGTGATTCGGATTTTGTAACAACTGACCCGCGTACTCCTACCAGTCAGGATGCAATGGTTAAGTTTATTCTTTGGATGGGTAATATGACTTGCAATAATCGGCGTAAACAAGGCGTAGCGCATGGCATCCGACGTACCGGGTCCATTGACGCTTCTTCTTAATAGGGGGATATGTAAATGCAAATTGCTGAATTAACAAAAGATAAGCCAGAACGTATCCTCATTCAAGTACAAAATGACAGTGCTAATGCTTTTGTTGTTGGCGAGCCTGTTGCTTTTGCAATGGATGGGAGTGATGACGGGTTGGATGTTCACCAACTATCGGATTCAACTGCTGCTAAGTCTCTATTTTTTGCTGGAGTTTGTACTGAAGCTATTGCTGCTGGTGCTCGTGGTAAGATTCAAGCGTACGGGGTAGTTACCAAGATTAAGTTTGTTATGGGGACTAGGGCAGCTAGTACTGACCCTTATGCTTCTTCTCCTGCAATTGTTCTTGGCGATGTTATGCTACCCAATACGGTAGCTAATGCATTTAGTCGGCAGGCGGCTGGACTTGCTTCTGCTTATATGCCTGTATGTGTTGCAATAGGTACAACTGGTGCTAGTGCTTCTAGTGCTAGTACTACTGCTGATAGTTCTACAGCTAGAACTGGAACTATTAAAGCATTTGTTCGTGCTATGTAAACCTGTTGGGGGGCTGGGGAGACCTGGCCCCCTTCAGAATGCGGAAAATATAATGGAATCCAGTATAACAGTAGGTTGCAACATACTTACAAGTATTGACGGGATAGCCTATCCTAACCATTGCCAAAACTGGTATAACTGGGGGAAGGAACTCTCTGGAAAGTATAAATTTTATTTATATGGCTCGCGGCGGATGTCCATAGATAACATGAGGAATCAGGCGGCAGTTTTTGCCTTACAACAGGAATCTGAATTTTTATTCTTCTATGACGACGATGTTCTTCTGCCCATAGATGCATTGCCGAAATTGGTAGCCCTAATGAATGCCGATGAAAATATTGGGGTCGCAGCGGGTTTAACCTATGTACGTGGGTACCCATTTCCTCCTATGGTCTTTGAAGAGATTTCTGACGGTGGGCTAAAGCAGGTAGAGGATATAAGGGATAAAGAGGGCGTTTTGAGTGTTGGAGCGGTGGGATTTTCTTGTGCTCTTCTTAGAACTTCCTATTTCAAGAATATGAAGCCTCCTTATTTTGTTACTGCAAGTCAATGTACGGAGGATGTTTATTATTGTTGCCGTTTGAAGACAAATTATTCTGAAGCTAAGGTAGTATGCGATACTTCTATTGACACTTCACATATTGTAGATCGTTATGCTATCAACTCGGATAAATTTGATATTGTAAAGAAATTTGAAGAAGACTTCTTTGGGGCTAAACCTCCTGAGAAAAGTATAGATCGTGGAATTAAATACGCGGAGCGTGTTCAGGAACAGTTGGCATGACCCTTAACCTTTGTAGTCGAGATAAGCCTATTAAAAAGGAAGGGGTTATCAATATAGATGCTAGTGCGGATTTTAAGCCCAATGTGGTTTTAGATATTCTTTCTTCTCCTCTGCCTTACAAGGATGGAGAAGTTGATGCAGTTTGGATGTTCCATGCTATTGAACACGTATCAATAAATAAAAGGGAAGACATTCTGTATGAAATAAGCAGGGTATTGCATAAGGGCGGAGAGGTTATATTTTCCTATCCTGAGTTTGCTGAATGCTCCCAACGATTTTTAGATAATGTTCAGGGGAAAAAAGAATATTGGCTAAATACTCTGTATGGTAGGCAGACTAGTTCATATGATTTTAATGTAGTCCCTATGCATACTCCGTATTTTCGGTCTGAGCTTATTGAATACGGCTTTGGGGAAATCAAAAGTGTAGCAGAAGATATCCCAAATGAATATTACACAATATTATCTGGCAAGAAAGTGAGGAATGTCTGTACTAGGGAAGATATCCTTGCGAGAGAAGTTTTTAATGTCTACGCGTAAAAGAATTGTCCGATTGAGTCTAAACGGGGGATTTCCGCACCCCTGTAGGGATTCTGTTCGCACTTTCCTTTTCCTGCCTGGCAAGGGTAAAGTAGCTGAACTTGGACAATAAGGTAGGGGGGAGTTCCGTATCCAGAATTATGGGGAGTTCCCCCCTGCTGGTTAAATTGAATGCCATTAACTAGAGATAATATAGCATCCCGCGTCCGATTTAATCTGGATGATTCTGGGATAACCTTTTTCTCTGCTGATGATATTAATGAATCCATTCAGGATGGCTATGATGAAGTAGTAGCAGTGGCTAGGACTATCACAGGCAACTATGAAATTCCATTAGAAGATGAAACTAGCTATTATAATTTTAGAGGTATTATTCCCGACTACATCCATGTAGCTGGGATTTTTAATAATAATACTAACAGATGGCTAGATTATTATGCCCATGTTCTTTTAAGAGAATTGCGGACTGACTGGGAATTGGCTAAAGGGGAATCGGAAGGATTTACTGTATGGGATGGGCGTTGGATTTCAGTATTTCCCAGGTTAGCTACAGGATTAGGAACTTTTACAGTTCTTTATAAAGCCTCTGCTAATACATTAGCTGCCGCAACGGTTCCTAGTATTCCTTTTGCCTACGAAAGAATTTTAGAGTATTATAGTACAATGGATCTTCTAGAACAGTCAGAAGAGTATGGCAAGGCAGGTCTATGGACTAAGGATTATTTTACCTATCTGAATAATCTTAAAAAGCATATGGCTAACAGGATTCTGACCGATATGATTGCTCATTATCGGAGTATTCCTTCGCGAATTATATGAGAGGTACTACATTATTCTCAATACTAGTGTAACTGGAATAAATTTTGTAGTAGCTGCGTGAACTTATAGATTAAGGAAATAACTATGATTAAATATCTATTTCTACTGCTATCTTTTATTGTTATAGTTAACGCGCAGAATACCGCAGTTTACCCAGGCTCTTTGCCTGACCATGATGATATTACTGTTTTGGCTAATTCCGCACGGGATGAGTTAAATGGTTCAATTACAGCCTCAGCTACTAGTATTATTCTAACCGATGCTAGTGAATTCTTTTCTCCGGGTGCTAATGAAGCAGGATTAATTAAGATTGACAATGAAATAATCAAATACTGTACTATTTCTACTAATACTCTTACGGTTTGTTCAAGTGGGCGGGCATTTGATGGAACTTCAGCGGCGGCACATAATGATGGGGCAACAGTTCTGGGGATATATGCTTCCCATCATCACAATCAATTGGGGGCTGAGTTAGTTGCTATTGCAGATTCACTAGGACCAGTTACTGTAGTTGCTAGTTTACCCGGAAGTCCTACAGATGGCGACCTAGCCCGAGTAACAGATGGGAGTACTTCAACAGATTGTACAACTGGGGGTGGAACAGCTATTGTTCTCTGTATGTATGATTCCGGTGCGGCGGTTTGGGCTACTATAGCTCCGAATCATAATATCCTTTCTACAAAGCATTCTGATTCTCTTACTGCGTCAGTTGTTTTAGGGGACACTTTGCATGGTAATGCTACGCCAGCTTGGGCACGCTTGGCAGGGAATACTACTGCGGGCAAGCAATTTCTTACTCAAACGGGTACTGGATCAATTTCGGCTGTTCCTTCTTGGGACAATTTAATTACTGGGGCTAGTTCAACAAATGACATTCTAAGCGCGGACTCTGTTGGAAATCCTGTAGTTGCGGATACAGGGAATGCAACCTATAGTTCTAGCCTGCTTACTATTCCTGGTCTAAAGGTCGTCAGCGGAGGCATCATTGTTGATTCCAGCGGGACTTTTGGTACGGGGAGCGGGACTGCGTTTGGGGATGGGGATACGCAGATCTACGAGAGTGCTGACGATACATTACGCTTTAGAATCGGAACTTCTGATGTGTTTGCTATTGATACCAATGAGTTGAATAGCCTTAAAGGCGGCGATGGTAGTCCTAGATTGCGCTTTGCGGCTGGTGCAATGAATGTCCCTAACTACACGTTTAAGAGCGACAATGACTCCGGCATGTACCGCATTGCAGCCAACAACATTGGCTTCTCCGTTGGTGCTCAGAAGTTCTTAGAGCTAGGTGGCTCCCAAACGGCGCTGATTGAAAATCCCACAGCAACTACAGGAATAACTCTAGGCGTTGTAAAGGCAGGTGCGGGCCAATCCGCGAATCATCTTTGGGAGTGGCAGAGTAGCGCAGGAACAGTTCTGGTTGCAGTGGGCGGAACCGGCGGCATCAATGTCGATGTCGGCGGGGCCTTTGGCGCGGGGAGTGGGTATAGCTTTGGTGATGGGAATACGGAGTGGTATGAAAGGTCAGACAACACTCTCACGGCTTATGTTGGCGGGTCCGAGATATTTGCGATTGACACGAATGAGCTGAACAGCCTCAAAGGCGACGATGGCAGTATCAGGATGCGTTTTATTGCTGGCGCGGACAATGTTCCCAACTACACTTTTAAGGGCGACAACAATACCGGCATGTATCGCGTTGCAGCCGATAACCTTGGTTTTTCAGTTGGTGGCGCGAAAGTCTTCGAGTTAGGCGGTTCCCAGACTGCGTGGACTAAAGATCCGACTACGACGACCGGGAATACAGAAGTCCTGCTAGTTGAGGGCGACTCTGTAACGAATGATTTGCTCCAGTTGCTCACTGACGGCAATGTTGAGTTTATGTCGTTCAGCAGCGCCCGAGGACTGGATACAACGACCGGGACTATTACCTTTGCCGACTCAGCTAATGTTGCGAGTGCAACTACAACTGCGCTTGGAACCGGCAACCTGTTCCACATCACGGGAACCACAACAATCACTACTGTGAATACCTGTGACGCGGCAAACAACGGCCGGCTGTTGACGCTGATCTTTGATGGTATTCTTACTTTTACAGATGGAAACAATTTGAAACTTGCTGGAAATTTTGTTACGACTGCTGATGATGCGATTCAGCTTATTTGTGATGGAGTGAACTGGTATGAGATTTCGAGGAGTGTAAACTAATGAAGACACTAATTTGCTTGCTTGCTATTGCGCTGCCCCTTGTGGCTACGGATTCAGTGGGAAGATTCACCACTCCCAATGCCCTCGACGGGCAGCTTGCTGTCGTTGTTGAGAAGTGGATTCAGGCGCAGAAGAATTCGGACGGCACGCTTAAATATGCCGGAGATACACAGGAGCTGCGTAGTCAAGCTTTGTTTAACTCGATCCTGCGCCTTGGAATGCGTGATGTTTACAAAGCGGCGTGCAATGTCTTTCCTGATGATTGCATTGCCATCAAGGCCGCAAAGGATGATAAGACGGCGGGAGAAGTGGCTGTAATTACTGCAATTGAGAATATTATCCAATAACCACGCGACCTCTATTCCTAGCCTATTGCATTACTTTGTTTATAGCGGAATTGTGAAAGGTCTACGTGGTGATGTGGAGGAATAATTAAGAATGCCCCCAATAGTGGATACTATTCCTGGGGAAGTATTACCAGGGGATTTTATACCAGGAGAATCTTCTCTAGAGATAGGGCGGAGTTCACTTTCAGACTATTATCGAAGGTATCTTAATGATAGAGATTTGGATGTTAGCGGGGCAGCGGTTACTCCTATTTGGACTGACGCCTACTTACAGCAGTTAGCTAATGATGGAGAAATTGAACTGGCGGATGCATGTCATTCCATATTTCACCGTTATGCAATTGGGGTAACCTCTGGAACTGGAGTCTACACGCTGTTGCCAACTATCAAAGATATCATTCAGATTACTTGGAAAGGTAACGTTTTAGATCCTCTTACTAGTATTGATGTGGAGGATTTGGATGCTCAGTATAGAACTAGTACTGGTGGGGTTAGAGGCTACCTATGGAATGCGGATTATAATCAGATAAGATTTTTCCCTATTCCTAATGAAACTATTACAGGGGATGCAGATGAGGAGAATCCTGCCCTTGGAGTATCGGGGAGTACTATTAATTCTAGAGTAATTATTTCATGCTATAAGTCCCCTGACATCACTAATGACTACTATATTCTGCCACGTTATATTCTTAGGAGAACTTTGAAGGCATACATTTGCTCCCGAGCTTTTAAAGCCGAGGGGAAGGGCCAGAATATTGAAGGATCTCAGTACTTTAGTCAAAAATTTCTACTGTTAACTCAGATGTATAAGAGTATTAAGAACAAGTACTATAGTGCTAATAAGAGGTTTCCACCTTTTAGTTCACGTCGGATTCGTGCAGGTAGATATGGGCAGTTTGATCCTACCGCTACGCTGGGATCTTAGGAGATTATTATGAACTTTTTTAAAATTTTTAAGCGAAGGAATTTGAAAACTACTCTTATGGGATTTTCCACAATCCTTGCAGGAGTTAGTGGTGCCGTTGGGGATCTTACAATTCTTCTTAATTTTACATCCCCTCCATTTATGGCTATAATGGCTGGGATTGGGCTTTTATTTGCAAAAGATGGTAAAGTAATTAAAGAAGAGGAATAATGCCCGAGCTAGGACAAAGAGATTTTAGCTCTGGTTGGATTCCAGATGGAGACCCTATTAATGGGGATTCCAGGGGACTCCTGCGAATGGATAATGTCCATCTGGATGAGAAGGGATCGCTAACTCTTATCCGGGGGGCTGACAAAGTTTCTCCCCTTCAACCCGATGCTATCGCGGGGATTTATTCTAAAGTTCTTAACGGCGTTAAGCATCGTTATATTTATACTCTTGATGGCGTTGTTAAGAAAGATGTAGATGAAGCTAAAACCTTTTCTACCACAGTTCTCTCAGGCGGGGAATCGGTGCGTACCGGATTTGGATCCGCTTTGGGCCATGTGCTTATAACTAGCGGGAGTCTAAAAAAGAAGGATGATGGCGCTAGTATTAGTAATCTTGGTATTTCTGCTCCTGGTGCTCCTACGGCAGTCCTACTTACTAAACCTGCTGCTTATATTGACGGGGGGCATGTGGCGTGGTCTTCGGCTACAGAGGGGATATTTGTTGATGTAAGTTACAACGAAGGAATTAAGGTTCTTGGATCTACGGATTCTACTACAGGAAGATTTATTATTAAACACATTTCTTCCCAGGATGGCTCTTTTAGTGGAGCCACTCAAGAAGATGATGTCTTTCTCTTTTCTGTAAAATTTAAAGATAGTTCTACAGCAGTTAAAGCCCGCATTGAAGTCTATCTTAACAGTTCTTCCGGGGATGCTACTGGACAGGAAAAGGATAATTTCTTTATAGAATTTAATCAAAGTGATATTCCTAATCAATTTAACTTAGGGGCTAGTCAGTGGAGCACGTTCCGAGCTAATCGAAGTGACTTTACCCGCGTTGGGGAAAATACTAATTTAGGCTGGTCGGATATTGAAACCGTAGTAGTTTCATTTGAAGCGGGACCGACTGAAGCATTGGAGTTTGGTGACATTAAATTTTTGCATGCCGGTTCATTAAAAGGGGAATACGACTATTACCAACAAAATATGGACGACAACGGCATCTATCTTGCAAAAAGCCCAGTTGGAACGCTTTCATTGTCTATTATTGCAGACGGTCAACATATTACAGTTACCCCTGCTTCTCTTGGAGGGGCGGATAAAGCCTGGATCTTCCGAAGAAAGCGGGGTATCCATGGAACTGGCACTTGGTATCGTATTAAAGAAGTTACTAGTGCTTCGTCTTTTACTGATGACACTCTAGATATTGACGCGGTTAATGATGGTATTGAGGTTAATTTATTTCTAGCCGCTCTTCCAGATGATATTATTGATATTGTAGGAACCTATGGTGATCGTACCATTTATCTAACCTGGGATGAAGTTTTAATTTCGGATTCCCGAAATCCCGATGCTATTGAAACCCGTGCGGGATTGGATTTTTCAGGGGATCAAACAGAACGAAACCTTTGGATAATGAAAAGCGATGCCAACTCATTACTTGTGGGAACCACGGAAGACATCTATCAAATCCAAGGGACATTGGAGTTACTTGCTGATGGAACTATCGACGCGAGAATTATTCCGCTCGGCATTGGTAATCCTCCTATTAGTACCCCCGCCGCTCTATATAATCACCAAGTTATTTATATGGCTAGTGATGGATGGAGAATAACCTCGGGTGCAGTTACACAAGCTATAGTAGGTGAAACTTCTCTTCTTTACAATGGTGAAAATCGCCACGGTCACCCGAGTGTAAGCATGGGGGCACAGAATTCAGTCACGTATGACTGTGCAGTTCATAAAGGAAAGCTATTTACTATGTCTCCACTTTCGGATGGGGATAGGCGGGTAATTATTTATGATTTTGAACAACAGTACTGGTATGCATCTTTCATGGACCCAGTTTCACTCTATGAGGAAGAGGATGGAACTCTCTTAGCGGGATTTGGTGATGCCGGGGATCATTACCTTAGAAAAATAGATGACCCGGATACAAAAGGATTTGATAATGATACGGCAGGATTTGCTGTTACAATATTATCGCCCTTTATTGATGCTCAACTTCCGAATAGAAGAAAGGATGTATATACACTTAAAATACTTGCAGACACAAATAACGCGGCAACGGTTACAATTAAACTAGCCAAAGATTCCGGGTCTCTCGTTACTATCGCTTCTGGAGTTGCTTTTAATGGGGTCACTCTCAAAACTTATGAAATTAACTCTGAGAGTATTAACCTTGGCAAATCGTTTCAAATCCAAATTACGGGAACGATGGTTGACTTTAAGCTACTATATTGGGCTTTAGATTATGAAGTCCGTCCTGAGCAGCTTAATCACCTTAGAATTCCCCCCACTAATTACGGAGTAGCTGGTAGGAAGCGTTTTTATCATCTACCCTTCGAGATTGATACTCTGGGGAATACCGTTACAGTTACTCCCAATGTTGATAGGTCGGCACAGTCTACTAGTACAGTTAACTACAGTGGGAAAGGAACCTATGCCCACATATTTACATCAGAATTAAAAGGATTTGAGTTAGGAGCAGATTTACAAGCGGCTGGGGATTCCGTTTTTGAATTTTATGGCCTTGTTCAGCCCCGCGCCATTGAGGCTCTGCCGGATAGAATGCGGTTCCTAGCAGTTCCCAGCACAAACTTTGGCATACCGTCGAAGAAAAGAATTAGAACTATACCCTTCGTTATTGATACAGAGGGAAACAATGTCACTCTTACTCCTTACCTTGACGGCGTTGCTGGAACTACTTCCATTATTAATACTACGGGCCGTAGAACTGCCTTTCATTATTTTACAACGGATGTTTTCTTTACAGATTATAAGATGGAATTCAGTGGGGCAAATCCCTTTGAGTTCTATGAGATGCTCAAACCGGAGGAAGTAGAAATCCTCCCGGTGGCTAAGAAATTCGACCAGATCGGGCCAACGGAGTTTGCGAAACTTGCAAAGTTTAGGTCATTTCGGGTAAGAATGATTGCAGGGGGGACTACTGTTAACTATAAACTCTTTGGGGCGGACGCTTCTATTGCTACTGGGAGTATTACTACGGTTTTAGATGTAGATGACGTTTATGAAGTTAATCTTCCAAAGACCATTAAAGGGACTATTATCAGACTTGAGTTGGATGCTACTGCTGCTTTTCATAGGTATTGGGTACACTATCGTTATACCCTTAGTGGGCATGAAACTTCTATGAAAGAGAAGGTTGTGCAATAATGAGTATTAGAAGTATACAGGATGCCCATGTTATAACGGGTAGGATGCGGCAGGAATTGGATTTTTTAAGTTCTAAGAATTTAGACTTTCATGGGCGTAGAATTACTAATGCGGGAAATAGTAGAGCACCAAGCGACTATGTAACTCAGAGAGAAATAAGAAGCCTTGTTACTGAAGCTATATTAAACTTAAAGTCAGGTGAAATACAGATTATTCAGAACATTACGACTACTGTTACTGGTGTGGCTGGTACGATAGTATTTTTAGATGTAACTCTTACAGCAGACTTAACACTGGTAGCACCTTCCTATGCTACTAATACTACGATAATTTGGAGATTTCTTCAAGATGGTACTGGCGGATGGAGGGTAACTTGGCCTGCGGAATTCTCAACTAAACCTGCTGTGGGACTTAAAGCAAATAAATATACTTATTCAGCATTTAGAGTTCTTTCTACTGGACAATTTGAGTATATGTATACAGGAGTTGTGAATGGGACACCTTAGAATTAGTGCAATTATTATTTTAATTTTAACCTCATGTACTCTAAGAGGACAGTTAGGCGAAATCAATACAGAGAGTGTGAATATTGGCAACACCGCGGGGACTGCTTTCTGGAATATTAGGCAAGACCCGGCGGACAACACTAAGCTGGAGTTTTTTGCGGGCTCCACTGTTTGGATGGAGATTGCTGCTGGGGGACCAGCTTTGGTTCTAGCAACCAATATAGTACCTACCGCTGCCAGTACATACGTTATAGGCACTGTAGATGACGAGTGGCTTGATATATTTTCAGAAGATTTTCATGCAGGAAAGTCTACCACTACGAGAGTTCAGGGGAGAATGTTTTTTGCTAATACTACTGATGGAACTACTGGTAGTTTTGTAGGGATTAGTAAAGATGCCAGTGGAACTATTGAAGTCAGCAATCTAACAATTAGTGGAAATTTTTACGGCCGAACCTTATCTGGAGATGCTGATTGCACTTTTGGGGTTGATGGAGTTGAAGATGGATGGACAGGTTTTCAGACCACAACCAAAGAGCTTCAGGTATGCAGTGGTACAGCTACCAGAGCATTCCCATCTGTGCTAAGCAGTGACACTCCTTTAACTGAAACCTGTACTGGTGGAAATGTTCTAATCAATGCAGTAATTAAAAACGGAATTATCATAGGTGGTACCTGTGCCGCGAACTAGTTGGAGAGGTAATTGATGGCCTGGAGTTTAAGAATGGAATTCTAATAGGGACCGCGGGGACTCCCTGTATTGCGATTTAAGGAAATTAAAATGCGGACACTTTTTTTATTTCTACTAACGGTTAGTATTTTAGGGGCACAGGCTCCCGAGGCATTAAAAGATGAGGATAGGTTGCTTGTGCAAGGACTTGCTATCCAGTTGTTACAAGCAGAAAATAGCATTCTTAAATTATCATTTCAATTAGACATGCAGAAGAAAAAACTAGATGAATTACAAACACAGTATACTAAGTGGTACAGTGCTATGTTACTAAGATATGGTTCCAAAGACTATGTTTTGAATGCGGAACTAAATTGGGTAAAGAAGGAGAAACCGAATGAACGAACTGTTGCAATTCCTAATGAATCCCCCGCCCGCCCCTAGCTTAGAGGGGGTTAACCTGGCAATAGCTCCACTAGTATTCCCACTACTTAAATTTGGACTTCCCATAGTTTCAAGTTTCTTAGGTGGATTATTTGGGGGTGGGAGTAAGAAATCTACAAAACAAACTGGGACTACTAGTAACTTCTATAATGACCCGCGTGCGCAGCAATTTAGTACTGATTTGTTTGATAGATTTGAAAGTCAGCTCGGTAGGTCTCTCCCCAATAGTCAAGAGGCTCTTGATTATTATGGACTGGCCCGCGCCGGGGCTGTTAATAGGGGCTTTGCGGGGGCTGAGAACAATCTTCAGGCAGATCTGGCCCGTAGGGGCCTATCCTTCTCCCCAGGGCCGCAGGGCGTCGGATTCGGCAACCTAGCGGCAGCGCGGGGAGGGGCTTTGGCAGACGTGGGAGGGGAGATCGCCAGAATGCGATATGAGCTACCTATGATGCAAGAACGGATCATGCAACAAAGATTACAGCAGGCTTCTCAATACCTACAGTTCCAACCTCGCGGACAAAGTACAGATAGAACTCTTCAGACTCAGGGTAGGGTGGGTAATAGATGGGCAGATGCTTTTGGGGGAGCTGTTGCTGCATCCCCATTTAATCAGTCAAAACAGTTTAATCCTTCTGATTGGCCAGATGTTTTTGGAGGCGGAGACCAACCTAATAACATGGCTTTAGGAGATTTAAATATTCCTGCTCCTGATATTTCAGCTAGTGCAGGTTCTCGATTACCCTCATTTTTACGCCCTCAAAGTCCAGTAGGTTCTTCAGAAGAACTTTGGGGCTATTAGGTTTACATAGGAAACTATTATGGGACTAGGCGCAAATTCAATTCTTCAGGGATGGCTTCTGTTAGAGCAGAGAAAGAAGCAGGCTCAGCAAGATAGACAAGCTGAGGAGCAGCAAGAGATTGAAAATATTCAGGTCCAGAAAGCTCATGCGCTTGCTGTTAAAGAACAGAAGAGATTGCAGGCTACTACAGACCTGGGATTAAAAGCTACAACACGGGCAGCTGAGCTTAAAGATTTAGAAGGTAGGTTAGAAGCCCAACAAAAGCAGGCTCTTGGGCATACTCCTTCGTTGGGTACTTTTAGGATACCTGAAGCTACTCCAGTTGCTCCGGGAGAGCTTCCCCTCGGAGGATACTTTGAAGACTATACGGGCACCCGTTTTGGTGGAACTCCTGAAACATTTGATACAACTGGGATGGTAGAATACTATGGTGGTAACCCGTATCAATCCCAAGAACAAGCTCAGCAAATTCAAAAAGCAGTAATAGCCAAGATTAATTTTGGATTAGCGCAGAAAAAGGCTGAGGCCGAAGTTAGTGGTCCTGTAATGGCTGCTGAAGCACTCGCAATTGAGAGAGTTAAAAGACAGACCGAAACGGATCAACTAAAACTAGATAAAGAAAAAAGAGCTAGAGATTTTGCTATAAAGATGAAGGGGAGAACTGAAGCTCAACAAAAACGAATGATTATATTTAGAACTAAAGAAGAAGCTGCTAATGATCCTTTGAATCTACGGGGAGATTTAACAGCGGCTACTATGGGTGTAAGTATAGGAATGGGAAATTCAGCTCTACCAAGTGGGGAGTTAGGAATAAGATTATTACCCCTTGTTCGGACGGGAATGATTGATGAAGCAGTCCTAGCAGGTTTCTCTAGGGAAGATGCGGAAAAAGCTACTTGGAGACCTTTAGATCCAAGTATAAAGAAAAAAGTTGGTGAATTAGCTCCATTAACTGTCGCCATTGATGGAATGAGACAGGCAATAGCGGAGGGAATAGCAAAAAACCAATTTGCAAATAACGTCTGGGACGGTCAGATAATTAAAACTATTCAAGAATTTAAAGGTTTCTTTGGAGTATCTGAATACTTAATTGGGTTAGAAAAACATCATGCGGATGCGGTAGCTATGGCCCGTGTAACTGGAGAATCCGGCAGATTTTCAGATCAGGATATGCTTATGTCTTTAGCTAGGATGATTCGTCCTGGACTGTTAAAGGGGGAAGTCAGAGCACGTATTGAGTTATTTGAAAGGAATGCTAGAAATAGTGTTCAATCAATATTAAGAGGTTTCCATCCTATGCAACAGATAGTGGCTTTCCCTGACCTAATTAAAAGCTTAGGTTTAAACTCAGAAACTCTTGCAAAATTACAGGGAAGTCAAACGGATAGAACTCTAGAGGCTGATTCCCGCTTAGCTGACTTGGTTAAAACAACACCGGAAGTATTACCTCCTGGATATACATATGTGATAAAGACAGAAGGGGATAAAGAAATACCAGGTATTAAAGATTCAAACGGTAATTTTCTTCCCCTTCCTTAGATTGAGGTAATTATGTCAGACAAACTTACAGAAACTACTAGAGACAAAGCCCTAGCTTTGCGTAAAAATAAGCGCAAAGAGATGTACAGAGAAATGTCCCCGGATAAGATTAAAGACTTAATTAATCAGCGCGCGTTGACTGGCCTTGGAGCTACCTCCGGTCAGGCCCAAGCGGCAACGGGGCAGTTCAGAAATATTCAAGAAAGTATCGGAAATGTTCTAGGAAATTTTGCAGGTGATGTAAAGCAGGCTACTCCTAGTGCTGTTCAGGCAGCTTTTGAAATTGGCGGGGGATTACTAGGGGGTAAATTTAGCCAGGATAAGTTAAAAGGAGCAGCAATTGGCAGTTCAATATCCTCCGTTCCTGGAACTTGGATTAAACAATACTTAGAGCGTAAATGGGATGTAGAACCAACCCCCTCTCTCCTAAAGTCCTTAGTGCCTTCCCTTAGTACTGATAATGAAACTGCGGATAATGTTATTGCTAACCTAGCTTTGGAGGGAGGCTCAAATTTAATGCAGATGGGTATTCCTAAAATTTTCGGGGCAGTAGCTAGAAGATTTGGGGCTACCCAATTTGATGCTGGGATTAAAGAGAGCTATGATGCTTTAGTTTCTCAGATAGGAGAAAGTAATCTACCCATTCCTACAACTGGTTCAGAAGATGTTATGATGGCTAAGGCTTTAAATCTATTTGCTCCTGGTTCTGTAGATGAACTACTTAGGGTTAATAGAATAAGAGTTGCACAAGCACTTGAAAACTTTGCAGACGAGGATGGTGTAAAATTATTCTTGGAGCGTTCTAACACGCGAAAGCCTGTATTCCAGAATATTTCTAACGCCTTCAATAGACTTAAAGTTCGCAAAGATGCTGAGATAGGTTTAGTTCCTGACTCTATGCCTGCCTCTTCTAGACGGGCTATTAAATTTACTATAGCAATAGATGATAATGGACGTATTTTGAAGGCTGCAGAAGATAAAATCTGGGGTGAATTAAGAACAATACTTGGACCTAATGCGCGTGTCGTAGTTAGTGGGAAAACACTCACTTCTTTAGACGAATTAAGGGGTATATTAGAAGATCAGATTAAAGGTGGTAAAACATATCTTCAAAAGCCTCTGGATACTTTAATAAACTCAGCTGATCCTTCAAATCTAAAGGGAATTCCGTGGGAAGATTTCAAAGAATTAAGGACTGCGGTAGGAAAAGAAATTTCTAACGCTATTTTTTCTAGTAAAGGGAATAGAAATTTAATTCAATTAAAAAGTACTCTTAATGATGCTTTTGATAATTTTTTAGGTTCCCAAAAAGATGGTGCTAGAGTTAAAGAAATTGCAGCAAGAGCTTCAGGATTAACGGATGCCCGGTATTTTAGACTCCCCTTTAGACTTCAACAGGCATTTAAAGGTGATGTCGATAAACTATGGGATTATGTATTTTCATCACCTTTAAATGCTACTAAATTTATGGCCCTTGTAGGAAAGAGTCGTAGAGCTAAACAAGCGGTTAGAGAAGAAGCTCTTTCACGTTTGTTTAATATGCATCAAGATCCTAAAGGACTTATTGATATTGATGCTGTCATGCGGACTTGGGTTGATCCTAAAAAACAAGGGCTATCTCAGGTATTTTCAGATGTCCAAAGAGATAATATTCAAAGACTTCTAGATGTTTCAGTCGAATTTAATACTCGTAATTTGGGGATGGCAGGATTTTTAGCTTATCGTGCTGGGTCATTAGGTATTGGCTTAGGTTCAAGCACAGCTAGAGCAGCCCTTGGCGGTGGTGGTATTGGTGAAGCCGTTTTGCAGGCTTTCACAAGTGCAGTAGGATCAGCTTCAGTATTGATAGGGTTTAATAAAGTAACTAAAGCTATACTATTGAATCCTGATTTTACTAAGGTTGCTACCGGCCTTATGAAAGCTCGGCCAGATAGTCCTGAAGCTATTGCTGCTGCGCGTAAACTATTTGAAATACTCAAAGGAGTCGAAGTAATTATAGAAACTAAAAATAAAAAAACTGGAGAAATTCAGCAGACCCCGTTCCGTATTCCTATTAAGCGTAGCATACAATTTTCAAAACTCCCTCCCCGCGTTAGTGGGCAAAGAAGAAAAAGAAAGTGATATCAGCTTCAATTAGTCTTTCTGTTCCCGATCCGGGGGTTTTTCTTCAGTAAGCCCCTCTTCCAATTTCTTGATAATCCGAGGATGCAATTTAACTGTTACCTCATACTCTTCTTGTTCTACTATAATATGGTTACTAGCAGAGTATGTATCTAAGGCTTTATTAAAGGTATCAAGGTCAACATCCCCTACCATCCTCTGAAATAGCTTAGTACGAGTTAGCTTGTGATCCTCTTTTCTCCAGAGGGCAGTAATGATAAAAGATCCTGAAGAGGCTAGAACAGACTGCCCTGCGCCCATTAGCATGATGCGGTAATTCTTTAGAATCTCATTAAATTTTTCAACCGCAGCCTGCACGTGTACTTTTTTAATCAACAGCGGGCCACAGTCATCCGCGCACAGGATCATACTCAGTTTTCCCACGTGGGCAGGTAACCTCCCTTCAATCCCGGACGGGCCAACCATTTCGTCAGTAATAGCCTCCGTATATTCAATAATCTCATTTCTAGCCTCGTCTGTAAATAGAAACTCTCCCCGCATTCTGGAAATCTTTAGCAGTTGCTTCTTAAGATCATCCTTATTGCCCACTTTCTTTTGCTTACGATACATTGCCTTTATGAATCTTCTGTTATCCGCGTGAATTAAAACCGTGCGGGCTAGTAGGCCCCCCGTTTGGGCCTTTGTTTCCCCGTAGATTTTTTGGATAAGGGAGTCGTTGGTAGTTCCTAGCAGGGTTATGCATAGGCGCTCTACTATAGTGTGGCCGGAGCCTTTTAGAGCACTGTCTGTTCTGTCTGCCCCGTCATACCACGCGGTTAGAGTTTCAATAGTGTTGGTATCCATATGAAGGAAGGAAGATAATTCCTCACTGAATAGGAGGGCTGATCCTCCCTTTATGGCGTTTCCACGGCTAGACCCGGTTATCTGCATCTGAAGGATTTCAAAGATCCCCGACATGGATGCAAACCCTTGAATTATTTTAGTATTATCCACGTGCTGTATTAGCTCAAGAATTCGATTCATCGGGATGCTTTTACGGGTTATAGAACTTTTCCCCGACACTATTACAGTGTACATATTCGGGTATATTCTAATATTCCCCGCTTGAATCCAACAGTTATCTCGGAGTACCGCAGCTATTCCTGTATACGCACACCATTCAAAATAAATAGTTGGAGATTCTTCATGTTGATTGTACTCTAGAAAGTCCGCTACGAATGACACTCGGTGTCCTTTTTGGCATTAGTCTTCTGGTGGGGGAGGAATTATAGGAGGGCCAATCTCATCAAAATAATCTTCATCACGAATTTCTGTTCCCAATAAGAGCCAGCTTCTCTAACCTCCGCCATATCTCCTCCGCTTATCTATAACTTGCTCTAACCTAACCATATCCTGTTGGGATAGGGAATAGACAAATTCATATATTTTGTTATACTCTGGGGCTACCTGCTTCTTCTCTTCTTTTTCTTCTTCTTTAGCATACGGTCCTCTATCATACCATATCTCTATTGTTGTATCAATAACGTGGTGACACTCTTTATTTTGACAGCATACTATTAGCCCGTTTGGTAATCCCTCCTTCTTGCAAACTGGACATTGGCGATAGCTATGACCGTATTCTTCTCTTAGCATTCCAAATCCTCCATCTCATCCCAATTGGTATTACTCCATTCAATCTTTGCTTTCATTACTGCTGACTGCTCTCTAATAAAGGTGCCTGTCTTGAAATGAATAGGTTCCTTTACGAGCTTAATTATACTTTCAGCTACCTGTTCTTTGCTGAGACTTATGGGCTTCTCAAGCCAGGTTCCGTCATGAAATTCCCCGAGGAATTCAATCTTCTTATATTCTTCCTGTAAAGAAAGCATACAGAATTTTTGATGGTCGGATACTACTGCCTGCGGAATGTAGGAGTAGCTTTCTCTATATGTGCTATTATCAACCCGTGAAAGGAAATCCCTCCGACGCCCGTGAGGGGAAGTCATAAAGCGGTCTTTTATTATCGCGTCTTTGCACCCTTTCTGAAATATTTCACGAATCTTTGGGTTAGTTTCATGAAATCTTCGTAAGGCTTTGGTACATTCAACAATAGTCATCCCGCTAATTGCTGACATTTGTTTAGGCCCTATATCATAATGTCCTCCATGCCTAATTTTTTTCCCTGCATTCTGTCTCTGCTCTGGCGTGACTTCCTCTTCCAGGATGCTTAGGATGAGCGCAGCGGTCCAGCGGTGCACGTCCCCAGTGCGGATCCGGTGGGCTAGCTCGCCGTCTGAGGCTAGCACAGCGACGATCATGGCTTCAGCCTGCTCCTGGTCCCATGCCATGAAGTCATGCCCCTTAGAGGGTACGAAAATGGATCTAAGGTCGTCACCTATAACTTCACCGGAGGGCAAGGTATAGCCATTTTTAGGGAATTGTTGAAGGGAAAACCCCATTGATTTATAGATTAATTTATCATTTTCTATAAAGTATATGTTATCATCACATTGGCTAGTTGAAGTTCTCCCGCTTTCCGTTCCAGCTATTTTATACCGCGTTCGACCACGCCCGTCGGAGTGGACAAAGAAACCTAGAAATTTTAATATGTTCATGCACTTTCGTATAGCAATTATATTAAGTAATAATTCTCTATGCTCTGGTTTCTCTACTTTGTTAATAGCTAAAAATTCCAGAGCCCGTTCATCCGCTGAGGGAGTTCTTTGCCCGTCAGTCCGCTTTGTATATTGTACTGGTAGACCCATTTCATAGTAGAGGAGTTCTACCATTTGCTTTGATGAATTGATGTTTAAGGGCTTTCCTCCTAGCTCATTGTCAACCGCTTGCTGGTAAAAGGAAAGCACGTTATTATATTTATTTTGTAATGCTTTTTGTTTTTCTTCATCTATCCGAATGCCACGCTGTTCAATCCTTCGGTACATAAAGTAAAATTGACGCGGGCCATGATTGTAGAAGTTCCACAACCCTAATTCTTTGGCATCTGTTATCTCCTCTTTCCATATTCTCCAGGTTGAGATACAATCCTTTGCATTATAGGTGAACAAGTTTTCATTTTTGTGCGGATCCCACTCCTTTCCTTCATTTTTGAAGTATGGCATATCCGTATAAATGGAGTTTATAAAGCCCAGATTCTTCGGAAGCTCAGGATAAAGCAGGCCAAACATAATCATTGTGTCCCCAATGACATTCCGCATGTACATCCCAAACCGTGCAAGCTGGTGATGGTCAAAGCCTACGTTTTGATTAACAATGGGGATACCAGAGTCCAAGAATCTTGAAATGGCAGGATAGATTATTTGATATTCTGTCTTAGAGACAGTAAGGTCCGTCATCGGTATTGAAACGCCATGCTTTCCGTCAGCACAGAATCCCACCGCCGTAATATAGTTGCGGTAGGTTTCAACATCACAGGTGATGAATTCAGCATTCTTAGACTGCTCAAAGTACTCTAATAATCTTCTACTACTTCTAACTACCTCAGTAGTATAGTTAGGCGTAGGGAATTCAAAAGCCTTAGAAGCCTTCACGATCCTTTCTATATAGACGGAAGTGCTGAAGAATAGATTGTACTGGGCTGCAATATCACGCGGATGAGGAATAGGGATAACTTTAGTTTTAGCACTTAAACCCATAGAGGAAAGTGCGGGCATTATGGAGCCCTTGAATTGACCTACGTTGAATTGGCCCGTAAACAATCCCGTTGAAAGCGAACCTAATGGGACAATTACCGTAGGATAGATGGAGAGTAATTCTTTCTTTAATCCTTTTATTGCCTCCGCCCAATTTACTTGATCCTGTAATGTTTTAAGCTGATTCCGGCTTCCGCGTTTTGGCGGATTCTTTAATTTTTCTTTTACTATGGAAGTTTTATAAAGATCATTCCATTTAATGCCCGCCTCTTTGAACATATCCCGCAGGTAATTTTCCATATACCCGGATAGGCAGCGGCCATTAGCTAATTCTGCTGGGGTAGGATAGTCTGAGACTAAGACTATTTTAGCATTAGATGCACCGTGAGCTTGAATCATTCAATCTCTTCTCTTATTTTAACTTTATGCAGTGGTACCCATTCCTGCCCTTTAGCACCGCGGGCAATTATTAAGCACATAGTTCCTTGCCCCACAGTATCCATTAGATCCTTAATCTCTACTGAAATAGTAAAGCCCCCTGCTTTATAATCCCCGCATACGCCTATTCTTTTAACCATTTCAGTAGCAGTCATTGTAAATATCTCCTAACATTCATATCCTCTAAATCCTCTGTTCGTATTTTTAGTCTTAAATATCTCTTTAATAAACATGTATATTGATTACGGAGATGCCCGAATTCATATTCTTTAAAATCATTGTCCGGGCAGACTTTTATAACTAGATCAGTGAAGTCCTTATCACCTAAAGTAGAGGACATCAGAACGGTACCTCTCCTAATGCTATCCCTGAAACTTCTCTTAATTCTTTTTGAATCACCTGCATATCTAACTTAACTCTTAGAAACCTGTTAATTAGACCTAACGAAATTTCAACTTCCTTCCCATATGGCTGAGAAAGATTTGTTGTCACAAAGAGTTGGTCACACTTATGGTTTCCTGTAAAGTTAGTTATCTTTACTCTCATTAATTACTCTCCTTTCTATTATAGAAGGTATTTAAACTTACTGAGTGCCTAGAAGATTATTTTTAATGCCAGCATGCCTTTGTTTACTATGTGATACTAGGCTCTACCTTCTCCAAGCTATCCCGGAGTTGTGCATTTTCTTTTTTTAAGGCGTCAATTTGGAATTCTTGATTTTTGAGTATTTGGAAAAGTTCCTTCTCTACTGAAGCAATCATTTTTGATATTATAATACAATCGTCTTTTTCACTTTTAGTCATTTTAGCCTATTTATGATTTCAGTAATATCCCGTAGTTTATTCTCTATCCTTATGTATGCTCTCTGAATGGTATATAATCTTTTAAGTTCTTCATCCCATCCAAAAATGCGAACTGCCTGATCCTTAATTATCTTTTGTAATTGTTCTATTTCTTCTTTATCGGTTTTGGTCATTTAAGCCTCCCCATTGATTTGCCATAGCCTTCTGTACCTTTCCACTATATTCACAGGCTATTAGTACCCTCATTATTTTATTGTGATCCAAAGTGAGTCGGGAGAGAGCCTAAGCCCCCTCCCTATTCACTAACTAGTTAGTCCCATAAGGCGCAAACTCCTTGAAGTCATTCTGTACAGAACCATCTCTTTCAGAATGTCCAATGTAGACATCAAACTTTTTGCCCACTAGGCGGGAAAAATCTAAGTCTACCTCTTCTCCTTCGGAAAATAACTCTTCCCTTGTAATATTATCACAAGCACAGAATACGGGCACAATAATCCAGGGAGCAGAGGAATTCAAAAACATCGAAACCTCTTTTCCTACATTGTCTGGCCCGAGGATTCCTAGCCTAACGCGATGATTAGTACTCTTTCCACTTGCAGCTAATTTCCCTTCCGCATCAGCTTCAAGCACTTCAACCTGTTTCCACCCTACAGGCTCAATTGGGTCATACTTACTGAGTTCTTTTTTATTAACACGGATTGTTGGCATTTCTTATTGCTCCTTTTTTCTACTGGGTAACTTAATTTCACGAGTTGCTATTTCTAAGAGTTTTAACTGTAGCTTGATTCCTCCCTTTAGTTCCCTATACTTAATCCCTTCTTCTTGGGTTGAAAAACTTTTAATTTTAAATAATTCTTCAAGACCTTTAGCTAGTTTATCAAGACACTCTTCTGCCCAGTTTCTTTGAAGTTCATAGAGTATTAGTTTCTTATCCTGCTGAGTTATTCTTTTTCTCATCTCTGTTTCCTTTTAATTTCGCAATCCTCCCGCTTAGTATTCTGGTGTAGTCTTCTAGTGTTTTTAAATTTCTACCTATTTCTCTAACTTCTTTAGTTAAATCATCTAAGTCCAAGCTATCTCGGAGTTGTTTCCTATCTCTCTCAATAGCATCCTCCTCTAAGTTTTTTATCCTCCACGTATTATGGGTTAGACCATGACTGATACTATGTAATCGAAGTAGGGCTCGTATAAATTTCATTTCTCTACCTCTCTTCCACACTTGACTTGTTTTAAGCTGATATAATGAGCTAAGCTATCATATTTTAATGGTGTGTATGAATCTAATTTGTGAATAATGTCCCATCTAAAAGCATTAAAATTATTATTTGCATCCCTCAAATTATCCTGTAATTCTTCTACTCTTGCTGTTAGTGTTTCTACTAGTCTTGTTAGTTCTTTTTCTCTGTCTGTCATTCTCCTATCCCTCCCGGAATATCCTTTAAAGTTTTTTCAGTATCTTCAATTCTTTGTTCTAATTATTCTATTTTTTAGCCTGCCTGGTATCCATTGATGCCGCTCCTTTTTTTAGTCGTCGTCTAGTTCTGCTTTCTCTTTAAACCATCCGGCAATATCGAATTGTGAGTCCTCGCGGATATCAGCCAGGAAAGCCCAATAAGCCAATATAGACCAATTGACACCGCCATCTTCGTTTATAGGTACCACACCAATGAAATCGGCGTATGCATCTTTATTGTTAGCTGAACAGTAATACAAACATTCGAGGGCCTTTCCAATATGGATAACGCGGCTGTGACTATCTACAGTTTCATGCAGCCAATCTTGCGCCTCTTCCTCACTGTCGAGTTCGCCAGTAATGATCGCTTCATGTAAACTATCTACCACACCACTAACGTCTTTGTAGTAGTCTGTTCGAATAACGTTATGTGCTTCATCCAGTGTAATTTTAGTCATGCTGTTGTATTCTCCGTTTTGATTTGATAGACAGTTGTTTATATTTTTCATATAATAGCTATTTTTAAAGTTAATAAAGTTTCTACAATAATCCCATCTCTATTTTGCATACCTACTAAATATCCTTTGGTTATTTCCCCGTCCCCTTTCCCAGCATACTTTGAAGTTCGGTGTAGAAATTCTTGCCCGTAATGTCTACTCTTGAGAAGGGCAGTTGGGTAAAGGCTGTGTCTGCAATGTCACTTTTAAAATTCATATAGTAGCTGGGACCAACACCAGGACTAGCTCCCTGTTCTTTAGAGAATTCCCATACTTCAGTAAAGAACGTGGGAATCCGCTCTGCAATTTTTTCAGTATTTAGGAGAGCTTTTCCAACGGGATCTCCCTGTTTATTAAACTTTGTTACTACATGAGCTTCTAAAAGAACATTTCCAGGGAAATAGAATAAATCTTTAAGTAATAATGCGTCAATAGCTGAGCTACAATAACCATAATGACGTTGGGAAGCCATTTTTACTTTCCCTATCTGTTGCTTTCCTTCCTGTGGGAGTAACTCTAATGCTTCTTGTAGTAAAAAAGTTTGTAAAGAAGTAGTAGAAGAGAATAGGAGAGTTTTATACTTATAGGTTCCCTTGTCAACCTGTATTGAAAGTTGGTAGAAGGTATCCTGTAGCTCATCAAAATTTAATTTCTTAAACTGAATATATTCTACTCCCTCTATTCCGCGGAGGGATTGAATCCGGCGGTCAATGTCAATTATAAGCATAGGCTTAGGAAAGGTTGACGCGGCTGTGCTTTTTCCGCATCCTTTCCGGCCTACAAGTAATCCGCGTATTGCTATTTCTTCTTTTAGGTCAGTTGCTTTTTTTACATTCAGGGGCATTAATTATCTCCTTCTTCATTAATATTATATATTACTTCTAGTTGTTTAACTTCTATAGAATCTTCTGCAATCTTATGCCCTATTTCAATTCCTGTCATTAAGCAATTAAATATAATGTCTTCTAAACGTTTATTTTCTACGCTAAACATTTGAAAATAAGTTGATAAGATGTGGTCAAAATATCTACTATTCCTGCATATAACTCCTAAAGATGATCTTTCTTTTTCGCTTTCGATAGTGAAACTTCTCTTTAGATAATTATATAATATCTGTTCTAATTTTTCAGAGGTTATTTTCATCCTATTTATCCTTTACTTGTAACTCCCAACATATTTGCATTAACAGGCGGGCCGCTGCCTTAGCTAATTGCCGCGTGCGTTCCTTTGAATGGGGAGCCAATTCGCTAGCTTTGTAAGCGTGGGCAATGGCTCGATTTAGCGGGCATTGTTCAGAATTAAAATCCACCTCCCTCCAATCATCTTGGGGGTGTTTATCCTGCCCTCTATACATTATCTCAGCCACTTCGCGCAGGGCAATTGCTGGAAGCAAATCCCAACGCTCAGGAAGGATAGGTCGGGCGGGGGAGTAGTCTTCTTCTGCTCTTTTCTTTTTTTCCATTCTATTCTCTCCTATATCCTTATAAAATATAATCTCTTCTTCTTCCGCAGTTAGATTATTTTCAGTAGTATGAATTATCATACCTTTTTTATTCCTATAACACCGCCAATGCCCTTGATAGCCTACCATCTTAAATTCCTAGAATATCTTTTATTACACTAGGATCTATCAGGCGACCCTTAGATCTTTTTTCTCTTCTGCATATAAAACATTTGGGTACTTTCCTAGTTAGGGCATAGTAATCTAATACAAATTCACTTCCACAGGCATTGCACTGGGCTCGTTTCCCTATTAATAGATTTCTAGATTGGGTATGGGAACAGTCGGGGTCAACACACATGAATTGATTTCTCTTCTTTTCATTCCCGACGGCGTGGTACATGTGAGTGTGGATTTTTGCTGGCATTATTGAGCCTTACTTTCCTGTTCTTTGATTGTTTTTAGAACATGCTTATGTGAACGAACTCTTTCTTTTTCTAAGTGTATGCCATAAAAAGGGGATAAAACTACAAGAACTAAAAATATTCCTGCAAATGCCTTAATACAGCCTAAAGTAGTTATTTCCACGATGAATACCTCTCCTTTCTTTTCTTGAAGGTATTCTTAATTACCCATTCCGCGCCTTGTTTACTCGTTTGCCTGCAAATGTCATCAAAGACGCACATGCCATAACGAGTTTCACAGCTTGATGGATTTTTAAGCCATTCCCCTTCCAAAAGACTTTTAATAATTTTCTTCGTCCAAAGTCTTGTGAGCTTTAACCAGGCTTCGATTTGATTTTGAGAAGGCGCTATTATTTGCCTACGGTAAGTTCCATCATTTTTCTTATTTATAAAGACCGTGTAATTAATTTTTCCTGGCATTCCAGTTCCCCAGGTGTAAGCCATAAACTGATTTGAATAAGAGTAGAGATCATTAGCTTTACTTTGACTTTTATGATCTATCCAATATTTTTTACCATTTTCACAGGTTGCAATAAGATCCTGCTTACCTTCAAAAAGAACTTGATAGTTGTCCCCTTCATCTAATACTTTTGTAAACCCTGTGCGGTCTTTGTTATTCTCGTCTAATCCTTCTACTGCAATGGGGGATAATTCCTCGCCCTCCCAATGATAGCAATATTCCATAAATCGTAGATACATTAGGGCAGATACCTTATCAGTTAAAGGACTGGCTAAGATACTTTTACCAATATCTATTTTAAGACTTTGATCCGCATGGCCATCTTGCTTTCCCTGATACCATCGTGCCATCGCTAAGTGCCATAGAGTGCCTTTAGTAAGAGCCAGCTTAGTTTCCTTGGCTTCAAGAAAATCAACCGTTCCTAGTCTATACTTTCGTTTACAATTTTGGTAGTCTGTTAATTGATGAGAGTTTATAATTAATATTAAGGGTTCCATTTTATCCTTCTCTAAACTTTAACTTAATTATCTCAATCCCTTCAAACTGACACATTAACAGGTTAATTCCAAAAGCAGGAATGTCCGCCGGATGTAGAACTATAGCATCATTAATTTTGAGGCGGTCCCAGGTGAGATCAATTTTTTTCGTCATAGTTTCCTCTTAGTAGTGGCACTTAGCAATGGCACGGGTAGCTGCCCTAAGAATTCACCGCTATCATCATAGACAGCAATGATATAATTTCCAGTTCGAGAATGATTTAATGGGTGGGCTAAACTTGTTTTAGATTCCCGTACAATATATTGCCACTCTGGATCATCAGCGCGGAGTCGTGCCGCTATTGCTTCCGCTGTGTCTTTTGATGTTAGTTCAATTGTCATTATTATTTATCCTTCAATTTGGTATTTTGTCAATAAACTTTTAAGGCTTTCTTTCATTCCTGTTGTTGGGTGAATGTATTCCTTCTCATTCTGGACGGTGGCAATTGAGGCTCGCTTAGAATCTACTAACTGATGCATCCATTCATCTACGGAACCTTTGATTAAGAGATAGATTATTTCGACGGGCTTTGATTGGCCCATGCGATGAAAGCGTCCTTCGAATTGTTTTTCCTTAGCAGGATTCCACTGGCGCTCAAGCAATACGGCCTTGCTACAGCATTGAAGGTTCAGGCCCTCGCCCGCTGCCTGTGTCGAGGCGATGAGAACACGATTCTCGGCGCTCTCGAACGCCTGGACGGCCGTGTGGCGGGCTTCCGGTGTCATAGAGCCAGTTATGGTC